ATCTACTGTGAAACTTCTGTTCGTCGTTAGAGGACCCGCACCCGTGCGATTGTGCTGGGACTCCGGAATGATAGAGTTGAGGAATCCCTTAATAACTTGGGAATCTACAACAGTATTCGGGTTATTTATCGTATTATAGACCGAATCCACTTCAAAACTGAGAGGGAATCGCTCACCATTACGGAGAAATGAGATTGTATCGAGGTTGGCAAGAGCACCAGTGGCTTGACTCGGCATATAAGTCAAGTAACCGTCTTCCGTAAGATTGTTGACAAAAGCACTCGGAACAAAATTGACAAATGCTCCAAGAACCTTCGAGAGTCCTAACTGGTAATTGATGATAGAGTTGGTTGATTCAAGGGTGGAGAAGTAGGAACTAACTGAGTTGAAAGACCAAACACCTTGGTCGGGCGACTCATCACCAACATCTACCTCGCAAGTTAATTCAACACCACTTAACTCATAAAATGAGTCACTGATATTGGTAGAAGTTCCATCCGAAGAATAGAAGAACTGCGAATCTGGTGCTAAATGAATCTCAATTTCAAGAGGAACTTTTGATAGGGGCAGTTTATCGGCACCGAGAGTCATGCCGGCTGGGAGAGGAATCGAAAACGGGGAACCTTTGGTATTGCGAATAACAGTATCACGGAAGCATCTGTAATTAGAACTAATCAAAGAACTCTCTGAAAGATGACCAGTTTGGTCTTGAAGACCGGACATCACTGGCAAGAATGAAGACATAAAGCGTCCATAATGTCTGATATGTTCGAGGACTTGCTTAGTTTCTGCGTGACGAAAAATTAACTGATCGATAACTCCGAATGCTCCCAGTTTGTGACTGGCACGGAGTTCTGCGGCATTTGCTGAGTCGGGATGAAGTGTTCCCGCAGAGTTACGCCATATATCGAGATTACCCGAAAGGCGAATGGTGTCGAGGTCGAGCATCGCATCTTGGCGACCAAGAGTAACGGTGAGAATCGGATTGCCACGAGCAAAGGAGATTTTACCCGTGCTGGGAGTGTTGCTTGGCTGAACGGTTAGGTATTTCTTAGACATATTGTCGTTATAATATATCTAATAAAAAAAAAATAAAGGTTAAGATTTAAGTGAAAAAAATAATTATTTTTTGAGGAATATTTACAGAGTTACAGAAACAGAGTCACCCTTAATGGAAATGCGACGGACGTGGTAAATGAATGCCATCAAAAGTTTATCCTTAACTGGCGGTTCATCGACACCAGCAACCGTGGATTCATTGTAGAAGAGCTGTAACTGATTCGTCTTGTTATTGAGATTCATAACTCCATCATTGAGTGCGTAAGCACGGCCAATACAGAAGTTACGGTTATAATCACAGAATGAGCGAGGGACAACCTTGGCTTGGTTAAGCGCTTTCTCTAATTCTATCAGCGGCTGTGCCGAAATCGACTTGCCACCATTAATCTTGGAGACATCTATCGGTCTTGATGGAACTAACTTATCATCTATCATAAACTGATAGGAAGAAAGTTTGTCAATGACTCCCACTTGATGAGAGCGAATCGAGTGAAGGCGACCATCCATAGTCAGTCTCTCTTCATCATAGGTATCTTCAAGACCACCGATGAGTTGAGCAGTGTTGTAGACCGTTGCGTCCGTTGGGACAACGATACACGACTTGGCTCGGGTATTAGAGACCGCCAGATTCACAGTAGCATTACGGTTGCTCGACAAAAGTGAATGACGATAGTTGGTAGCAGAGTGAATATCTAATTCAATCGAACCACCATCACGGAGCTGAGCCATCATGCCTTGCTCGTATCTCGGATCTAATTCAACTTGCTGACAAACTATCTCCATATTGGAAATCTCATAAGTTGCGGCATACTGGGTGATTGGTGCTAAAATCTGAGCCTTACCAGCGGCTACTTCAACTCGCTTTTGGTCTATTGCCGTGGAGTAGATTATGAAGTTGTCTGTCGTAACTGCGACACCAGTTCCAACAGCACTGTTACGGAATGATTCCACAGTTAGTTTTACAAAGGACCCAGCCGCTCCACCACTATCAACTAGTGTGATATCAGTAATCTTTGGGTGGAATGATGTTCCGTCGGCTTTGGTTAAATTGGCTTGGGTGAGTGGGTCAGTTTTAGAGCAAATACCGATCGTCTCACCCTTAACAAAGGGACACTGTTCGATACTCTGAACACTATTTAACTGTGATAAGAATATATCTGTATAATCAGTCGCACCAGTCGGCATATTCGTTCCAGCCACATCCACACCGTGGAAGAGAGGGTTCTGTTGCATCCTTCGGTTTTTGTTCACAGAGTCTAACTGCTTAATAATCCTTCCCGGGTCTTCGAGATCTACTTCAATGTATAATCCTTGGGTCGCCATTACGGGGAAGACCTTAGTTGAATCTGCGAAGATTCCCGAATGAATAGGGAGAGAAACTTTCGCCGTCAGATAATCACCATTGACAAAATCGGGGGAACCCGCACCAGCAGCACCGTAAGCAGAGATAGGCTTGTAATACGGATTTGTCGTGATGTCAATATTGTTCGATACTGAGGTGCCAAGATTGCCACGAGACTTAATAGTCGGGACAAGAGAACCTTCTTTTAATGCTCGCATCTGACGGATGGACTCATCTTGATTGTAGGAGTATTGCATCTGGACCTTCACATTGTAGTCACTAATTTCTTCAAGGAGAACTGCGCGATTACCAGAGTATATCCTCAGATTTTTCACTACTGACTGTCCTCCGATGAAAGGGTCGAGTTGGAGACGAGTGGGAACTGCTCCCATACCAAGTTTTATATCAAACTGTAAATAGGAGTTTTTTCCATCTAAAAACTTTACAGATGGAGGAATCTCGAAATCTACACGACGACCACCCGTGCCGGCTGTTCCAGAGTAAGAAAGACCATTGGTCGAGGGAATCGAAACTTGCGTCTGCGAGAGCTGAACCTTATCATTGTTTTGCCAGTATGACATTTATAATATTATTAACATTAAAAAATCATATAAAAAATAAATTAAAAAAAGAGTAATTATTACTTTACAATTAATCAGAACGAGCCGCCACTGTTGTTGTTGCCGCTGCTGCGACTCCTTGCCTCTGCTGAGAAGTAATATCATCTTCAACGGAAGCCTTCTTATTGTCCGCAGCTTTTAGGTCCCCGGCGGTTTCGAGAGCCGTGGAACCAACTGATAAAGCCGCTCCGGCAGCTTCGACACCAAGACCAAAACCAGTCCACGCCGTTAACGCTCCACCAATCTCTAATGCTGAACCAAAAATATTACCTATGTTCCCAACGGCTTGTAATCCATTATCAAACTTAAATCCACTCTTAACATCCTTGTAAATATCAAGACCACCGCCAACTCCGGCAACTCCCGCCTTAAATGCCGCTCCGACACCAATCTTTGCGGCGCTTTCAAGACCAGCATCCAATGCTGCTTCTGTGCCACCTTTGGCTATCTTTGCTCCCGGACCAGCGAGATCCGCAAATTCACCAGTTCTCACAGCATCTGCCGATGTCTCAATTGCCGTTTCACCACCAACAATACCACTTGATGTTTGAATACCACTGCGAGATGCGGCTTCTACCGATGAATCTGCGGCTTCTTGGGCTGACCTCCCTAGCGTAGGAACAGCAAGACCAATTGGAACTCTACTACCTTCTTTTGCTAATGCTTCTCCAAGTTCAGTAGCACCAATTTCAAATCTACCAGCACCACCAGCAACTTCATCAGCTGCTTCTAAATCAACACCAGCAGAGGCTCTTCTAAATGATGCTGCGTCTGTAATCGCTTCTAATCCTTCTTCACCAGCACGAGTCACAGATCCGGGGATTATTGTTGTTGCCGACTTTAATGCTCCTTTTGCAGCTGATGCCGCTTCTTTTGCCTTTTTAGTTCCACCAGCAATGGCTAGTAATTTTGCCCCCGAAGTTCCGCCTTTATAGAGACTCAGTGCTTGATTTTCACCGGCATCTTCGTCTAATTGCGTATTGGCTTCATCTAATTGGGCTGCCAGAGAATTGTTGAAATCCTTCGCTGCTTCATTTGCTTCTCTTGCCGCTTCCGAATATTGATTCGCTTGCTGAATCGATGCTCCACTGGAATACAAATCCATTATAATTATAACAACTATTTTTTTTATTCTTCTTTAATTATTAATTGTTCTTCTCGTGTTGTCGATTTAACTGGAAGTTCTTCTTCAAACTTCTTAAAAAATCTTGGAGGATTTGTGAGTTTCATATAAGCAAAATCATATTTCTTAGGAGTTGCTTTCTTATATAATTCTAACCACTTATCCGGACCATTAAACATATCACCGAACTCTTCGGATATTGCCATTATTTCACGCTGATTTGGGAAAGGACTGCCAACAATTAAGTCTGTGGCATTGGCTCGAATGATAGGGTCTAATGCTCCTCTGAACTTCTGAGAAGATATTACTAATAGTTTGATTCCATAATGACGAGAACGAGTTGTGAGATTGGCAATCTCTCTGTCCATTAGTCCCACGCAATCATCCAATACCAAAGCGATTTCCGGTCTGTCTTCATCACTAAATGCTAATTGTGACTTTATAATTCCTTTAATAACTTCTGCTGAATAAGTGTCAAAAGTTGTAAATCTTTTAGCCATATGTCTTGAAGTTCTATCAACATTAATTGTTGGAGATATGATATAAACTTCATCGAAGAAGTCTTCACCATAAAAATTTGGATTCAAAAATAAGTTCGAGATTATCGTAGACTTGCCAGTATTTCTAGGACTTAACATAACTAATAGTGAGCCTCGACCCGGAACTCCTACTCCGACATCCGGCAAATATTCATGATGAGTCTTCGCGACCATTCCCTCATCATCTTTGATTGGCAGAACCTTTGGATTCTTATCCATTATATATACACTATTAGATATTTATTTCAGTAACAAACTATATTTTTAATAACAATTAGCATAAGGATTATATGGTCTTTTGGGAGTGATGGCATTCATGAGTGTCTGCTTAACTTTCTGCTGTTCTAGTGCCTTTGCTTCTTCTTGTTTCTTTACAGACTTACGTTGTTTTCGAACCTTTTCATAAGCACTTATTCCGTTAAAAACTGCTTCATCTAAATCGGCTTTACTGAATAGAGATTGTGGAGTCTTTGGTTTGGGCTTATCTTCAACTGGCTTCTCTACGACCGGCTTCTGTTCCTCCGGGACGACCGGCTTCTCAACTTTTATTTCAGAAGGAGTTTCTCCTAGTGATTTTTCAAGTTCATTCAATTTCTTTAATTTTTGTTTCTTTAATAATTCTTTTTCTTTTTTTTCCATATCCTTTAATTCCTTCTTCTCTGCTGCCTTACGTCTACGTGCGGCAGTTGCTTTTATTCTTGCTTGTGCCAACTTCGCCTTATGTTCTTCTGAGAGTGGCTTACGCTTCTTGCGTGGCTTCCCGGACTTAGTTAAAGATGGGGGGTCTTCAAAGATATTGTCAATTGGTGAGGGAGGTGTTTCATCAACTTCTTTTACTTGTTCAATTAAAGAGTCCATTACTTCGTCAGAAACTTCTTCCTCTACCGCCTCTTCACGTGTCTCTTCGGGTGTGTCAAAAGGCTGCTCCTCAACTTCTTCTTTTACCATCTGAACTTTTGGTATGAAATCCATTATAATAAATACTAGAAATTAATATGACTATATTTTTCTATTAATTTCTAAAAGTTTCTAAAAATTAGCTTAAATAATTCTAAAATCAATGATATTTGGGAATTATTTTCTCAGTAATATTATATGAGCGGATTATCAGCAAAATACGGATACAAAAAAACATCTCAAAATAAAGAAGATGGTATTTTAGAATACATCTTTTCTCAAATAGGATTTACTAATAAAAAGGGAATCGAATTGTGTTGTGGTTCGGGTATTCAGTGTAATCTTACAAATATGATTCATAATCATAAACTTGATTGTTTGTATTTTGACAAAAATGATAAAATGATGGAAAAAGGTTTAGAATATTGGTCTACCAAAGAACATTCTCCCATCTATATTAATGACTATATCACCATTGATTCACTTGAAGATTATATTAAATCTTATGACTTCGATGGGCAAATCGATATCTTTTCCCTTGATATGGATGGTCTTGATTGGTGGATAATGAAATCAGTAAAAGAATATTTATCACCACGAGTAATTGTTTTAGAGTTTCAAGATATATTGGGACCGGATTTATCTTGGACTGTTCCCTACAAGGAAAAGTTTTCGGGATGGAATAAATGGGCAAAAGGCGGCCCGAATTATAGCGGTGCTTCTCTAAGAGCATTCGCAAATCTGCTTGATAATTACGACTTGGTTGGTATCGAGGAAAAGGGATTTAATGCCTTTTTTATAAGGAAAGATGTGACACATACAATACCAATTCAAAAAATAAGTGATTGTTTTAATTATCATAAAAAAGACAAACTTGATAAATTACAAGAAAGATTTAAAATTATTAAAGACTTAGAATGGTGTGATACGTCTCCATTGGGTGACTCTGTCATCTTACCACCATGAGTCCTTCACAACCTTCTCAAATGATTGATCTTCTTTCGATGCTTCTTGTTCTTTAATTTCTTCGCGGATCTCCAACTTGCGGAGGTAATTTTTGATATGAATCAATTCGACTTTTAATTCCGCAATATCATCTTTAATGGTTTCAATTGGTTTACGAGTTTCCAATTTATTGTCTAAATCTTTAATTACACTTCGAGAAAAGGGATTATCGGAACTCATCGCTTTATTATAGAGTTTGATT